TCAGCAAATAATGCTCAGGTATTCGTCCAGACGCTGCTCTTCCAGGGCGGCAATGATCTCGATGAAGGGCTGCAGGTCGTGGTGTACGGCATAGGTGTCCAGCGCTTCGTAGTATTCCAGGCGGTTTTCCTTTGCAATAGAAACAGGCAGAAAATCAGCGGCCATAAGCTGGTAATTCATGATCATGCGAGAGGCTCTGTCGTTTCCGTCTGAAAACGGGTGAATACGTACAAATTCTGCATGTGTCCAGGCGGCAGACTTTATGGCGCTTCGGTTTGCTTTTTGAGAAAGAGCGGCAAAAAAATCTTTGATCTGCCAGTACATTTCGCTGGGAGGAGGCGGTTTGTGGCTGGCGCCGGAAATCCGAACTTCCATATTCCTGTAAACGCCGCCTGCCTGAATATTTTCCATCAGCCGCGCATGAATTTCCTTGACGATGGGTTCGCTCAAGGAACTGCCCTCTGCAATGCGTTCTTTTACATAGGAGAACGCACGGGCATGATTTGTAATCTCGTAAATTTCCCGCAGAGTTTTGTCGGCTACGGACAGGCCGTCTTCCAAGAGGGCCTTGGTCTCAATAAGTGTTAAGGTGTTTCCCTCAATGGCAGTGGAATTGTGGGTGTATTCAATATCAAAGGCCAAATTGAATTTCCCTATCACATCACTTGGAATATGGCGCAGCATCTCCTGAAGCCGATTCCTTTTTTCGCAAAGCCGCTGATAGTCCAAATGCTCCGCCTCCCTTCGGATATCTCCTTGTTTCGTGGAAAAATTGCTTTTTATGATCGATTGCCGAAAGTGGTCTTAACTTTTCAAAAGATGGCATAGAATACGGTGAAAAATGAAGAGTGAATAGTGAAAAAGTAAAAATCGACAAGTTCCCTGGGAAACTTGCCGATTTTTGGTGACCCATCGGGGATTTGAACCCCGGACACCCTGATTAAAAGACAAGCAAAATCGTATACAATAACACAGAAACCAGCATAAAACTGGATTTTTGATTATTCAAGTTTCGGCGGGATAGGGTTATTTTTGTTTTCCAAGTAGTCAAAAAGTAGTCGGATTAGTGTGCGCTTTCGATTGCAGCCTCTACCGCATCGGCGATAAATCGGTTAAGGGATTTTCCCTGTTTCTCTGCGCTCTGCTTCCAGCGTTCTTTCGTGCCCTTCGGAGCGCGAATCTGTATGCTGTCTGTCTTGTCCTTCAGGTACTTGATCGAGGCCTTTTTCTGTGCTTCGGTATACTGGTTACCCATGATAATCACCTCACCCAAAGTATAGCATAACTTATATATGATTGCTATATACAATATACACAATATCATACAATGATGTTTGTGCAGAATTACGCCTTGAATATATAGCAAGCATATATTATAATGGTACTTGTAAGGAACAGGAAACACCTGGTACAGAAAGGAGAGAGGTGAATGGAAGACTTGAACGTCACGGAGGCTCTGCTGAAAGCGATTTTAGAGCTGATCGCCAAGTGTGAGACGCTGGAAGAGCTCCGGGAGAGTGTACGTAAAATCGTAGGGGAATAAAAAAGAGCGGCAGCCACGCAAAGCACACCGCTCGATGCCCCCAAGAGGCAGGCCGGGAGCCTTACCCCGGCCACGCCCCTTATTATAAACCAGTAAGGCAAAAAACACAAGGGGAAATATTAAAATGAAAAACACAGAATACATTTTGCAGTCTCTTAAATCAAGATCCGCATGGTACGATAAGGCTATTAAAATGGCCCAGCATGAAATCCCCTGGGAAAACGGCTTTAACTGGCCCCTTTACGGCCAAGAGAACTCCCCGCTATCTCCGCTGAATATTCCATACTGGAAAGGGGCCAAAGAAGAACTTGATAATGCTATTTATGTACTGGAGCAGTAAGCCGAAACGCCCTGCGGGGCGTCCGCCAGAGATCGCCTTCCGGCGCTGATAATGGCACAAATATTCGGATTGCGTGTATGGTGGATATATATTATAATAATGCTAGCAAGTCACACCGGATACCCCAAAAACAAAGGAGAATAAACATGAAATATGATGTAACTTATAAATGCGGTCATACCGGAACAATAGAGCTGCTGGGCACAGCGTCCAAAAGAGAATATGCTCTAAAATCCGCAGAGACAAGTATTTGTCCGGAGTGTCAAAAAAAGAAAAATATGGAGGTGCTGGATGCAGATATTTCCAAAGGGTACTGTGCTCTGACCGGCAGCGAAGCGCAGGTATCCTGGGCAGCAACAATCCGCCATCGTAAAGTAGAAGCCGTGGAAGATTTTCTTGGTGAAGATCTGAAAGAAGTAAAAAACAAGGTAGATACAGCGACTTTTGAATTTTTGAATTGCGGATATGACCGGATCGTAAATATACTTAAAACAGAAAAAGCCGGGGCGGCGTGGTGGATCACGCATAGAGATAGCAGCCCGGATAGTATTGCCAGGCTTATCATCGAAGAATACAAGTTATATAAAGACGATTCTCAGCCTGAGAATACAAGCATAGAGGCAGAAAAAGAAGCAACGATCGAGCCGGAAAATAAGAAAAGTGAATTAGTAGTGGAAGTGGCAGTCGATGGAAGTACCGCTGTTATGATATCTCCCAAAGATGAATCTTTGATCAAACTGGCAAAAAGCTATAACTTCCGGTGGAATAATGATCTTCGCCGCTGGGAAAGAAAAGAAACATTTTCAACTGGTTCTGCCAGAGATCGGGCCGCCGAAATTGGCAATGCGTGCCTTTTGGCCGGCTTCCCGATTAAAATTTTTGACGATGAATTACGTAAAGCCGCAATAAACGCGGCTTTTGAGCCAGAGCACAAACGCTGGATCTCCGTAGTAGCGGAGGGGACAAAATACGCGGGTTATTTTTCCATCAAGTGGGAACGAGGTGCGGAGGAAATATATAACCTGGCAAGATCTCTACCTAAATCCCGCTGGGATAGCCCCAGTGTTGTAGTACCGCAAACATACTACAAAGAAGTAGAAGACTTTGCCGAAATGCATGATTTCAGGCTATCCCCCGGAGCCGAAAAAGCGATCCAAAAAGCAAAAGAAGAGGCGGCTAACAGAGAAGTAGTTTCTCCTGTTTCCGCTAAAAATAAAGAGTATGAAAATCATCTCAAGGATATCCTGGAGAGTGACAGAAGCGTAATAGAGGATCTGAAAGATGATTAGGCTAAAAACAGAGCTTTTTCCGTGGCAACAGGAGGCTGTTAATAAGCTCGGCAAGCTCCGAGTTGGGGCTTTATATATGGATATGAGTACCGGGAAAACCAGAACAGCACTTGAGCTGTTTGTAATGCGGCTAAACGCCGGCAAAGTGGATCATGCACTGTGGTTATGCCCTTGTAATACCGTAGTCGGCCTCCCCAGCCTGTTGGATAAGCATGCGGAATCATGGAGGGATTACATCACCATTTGTGGTATTGAGAGCCTTTCCTCGTCACTCCGTATTAACAGCGAGCTACTGGCTTTGACAAAAAGAGAGCGTGTTTTTTTGGTGGTGGACGAATCTACACTGGTAAAAAACTATTACGCAAAAAGGACTAACAATATCAGCCGGATTGCTCAAAATTGCCCCTATCGATATATACTTAGCGGTACTCCAATCACGCGTAATGAATCTGATCTTTTTTCCCAATGGTATATTTTGGACTGGAGAATTTTGGGATATCGCAGCTTTTACAGCTTTGCTGCCAATCACCTTGAGTACGATCCTGATCGTCCTGGAAAAGTCAGGCGGGTGCTAAATATAGATTACCTATCCGAGAAAATCGCCCCGTATACTTTCCAAGTAAAACGAGAGGATTGTATGACTTTGCCCCAAAAGATATATAGATCAAAATGCTTCTATCTGTCTGAAGAGCATGATGATGAATATTCCGAAGTAAGCGAAAAATTTCTAATCGCTCTCGATGAGAGACGTCCGGCAACAATATATAGGCTTTTTAATGCCTGTTCAGCCATGACCGCAGGCTATCACCTCAAATTTTTCGAAGATAGCTTGACGTATGAAAGAATCTACGCATTTTCAGACCCGGAGGAAGATCCTAGAATACAGGCGCTATTATCAGCACTTGATGAACTACCCCCAGGCAAACAAGTTGTTATAAATTGCAAATTTGTAGATGAAGTAACACACATAATGCAAGTGCTTAATCGCCGTGATCCTGGATGTGCGATTAGGTTTGACGGTGATATCTCTCGCAACCAACGCAAAATCAATATCAGGAAATTTGAAAACGGCATACAGTATTTAGTCGCCAACAAAAATTGCTCTCAGTACGGCCTTAATCTCCAGTTTTGCCACAACCTGGTGTTCTACGATAGCGACTGGGACTATGCTACTACGCTGCAAGCAGAAGACAGATTTCAGCGCTATGGCCAGGAGCATGAAATCAATATAATTTCCATAGTCGCCTTAAAAACCATAGATGAAGCGATTCAAAAATGTCTCAATAAAAAAGAAAGATTGTTGTTTTCTTTTGAAAAGGAACTCACCGCGGCGACAAAAGAAAATCTGAGAAAGATACTCAAGGGAGTAATAGAGTAATGGAAAAGGTTTATATGCCCCAAAATGTGTATGATGCGTTTTTAGATAGACTGGATTTCATTTTTTCTGAATTTGAAAATATCCTGATTTCTTTTTCCGGCGGCAAGGATTCGGGGGTATTGTATCACTTGGTGATCAAGTATATGCAAGACCATAATATAACCAGGAGAATCGGGCTATTCCATCAGGATTTTGAAGCTCAATACAAGAAAACGACGGAGTTTGTAACCAGGGTTTTTGATACCGCTCCGGATTTTGTAGATCCTTTTTGGGTCTGTCTGCCGATGGGGTGTAAAACCAGTTTGAGCAATTTCGATCTTTATTGGTATCCCTGGGATCCTGATAAAAAGGATCTGTGGGTAAGGCCTCTTCCGGAATCCCGTAAAGGATTGATCACGCTGGAAAATCCACCGGATTTTTATGAGTACAAAATGCTGCAGGAGGATTTATATAAAAGATTCGGGAGATGGTACAAAAATCAGTGCGGCGGCGGAAAAACCGTCGTGCTGCTTGGATTAAGAGCTGTGGAAAGCCTGCACCGTTACAGCGGTATAGTAAATAAGCGCCATGACTATAACGGTCAAAAGTGGATCACGGCAACCTATAAAGACTTGTGGTCTGCTTCCCCGCTGTATGACTGGGAAACAGAAGATATCTGGATTGCTAACAGCAGGTTTTCTTTTGACTACAACCAGTTGTATGATTTATTTTATAAAGCTGGTGTGTCCCTGCACGATATGCGCGTTGCCAGTCCTTTTAATGAGTGGGCCGGGCAATCGCTTAATTTGTACCGGGTAATAGAGCCGGAGACCTGGACAAGACTGGTTGGACGTATTCAGGGCGCCAATTTCGGCGCAATTTATGGAGCCACAAAGGCCCTGGGATACCGGGACATAACCCTTCCCGCAGGCCATACATGGCAGAGCTATACAAAATTTTTGTTAGAGACTCTACCTAAAAAAGTAAGGGAGCAATACTTACAAAAATTTAATTTCTCAATGGATTTTTGGAAGAAAACCGGAGGTGGGTTTGCTCCGGAAGTGATCTCTGAAATTGAGGAACGAGGCTATGTGATCAGACGTAATGGGATCTCTAATTACTCAAAAGATAAAAAAGAGAGGATCGTTTTTGAGCAAGAGATACCGGACGAAACCGATGATGTAAAGAGCACAACCGATATCCCAAGCTGGAAAAGAATGTGCTTTTGCATACTTAAAAATGATCATCTGTGCAGATTTATGGGTTTTGGCCCAACCAAGCAGGAAAAAGAAAAGATAGACGCGATAAGGCAAAAATACGCTGGAGTTATAAGGGGGAAATCGTGATGGAATGTAAAAGTCCTGTTTACAATGTGATAGCGGTGCCTATTGAAAAAATAAGAGCCAACGGGTATAATCCTAATAAGGTGGCTCCCCCGGAAATGAAACTGCTTTACGACAGTATCCGGGAAGACGGGTATACGATGCCAATCGTCTGTTATTACAATGCGGCAGAAGATATTTATGAAATTGTCGATGGATTTCACCGGTACACAATCATGCTTGAGCATAAGGATATTTTTGATAGGGAAGGGGGAGTTTTGCCGGTCTCTGTAATTGATAAGCCTATCGACCAACGCATGGCGTCTACCATTAGGCATAACAGAGCCAGAGGGAGCCATGATGTAGATTTGATGTCTAACATTGTATCTGAGTTACACAGTATTGGACGGTCAGACCTTTGGATTGCCAAGCATCTGGGAATGGATATGGATGAGATTTTGAGATTGAAGCAGATCACGGGATTAGCCGAATTATTTTCCCAGAAAGATTTTTCTCAAGCTTGGGAGCCTGAAAAATCAAGTGAAAGTGAGGAGTAGGAATGAAAGCACATATTGTTGGAGAAAGAATATGCAGCCCCAGTCCTGATGAAATACGGTTTGATATAACAGATAGCGGTGCTGTCCTGCTGCTGAAATACAATTCTCCCACAGAAAAGGAAAAATCTGATATTAAATCAGGCAAATTCAGAATTGGCCTTGCCGTGGTTGATGATATCATTTTTGTTCTTACAAAGTTTGGGAATCAGGCGTGGCAGGATGTTCCATTTTGCAAGGCATACGCCCAGGGAAAAATAACTGATCGCCCCCAGCCGGGAACGGGGATTGCGATGCATATTATGTTAGTAGATGCAGCCACCGGAATACTTGCTGTTAATCGTTTGATAGGATTGAGCACAGAGTTTTCCAACGAGTTCTTATCTTTGGTGGATCAGCAACCTATCCCCGCAAGCAGAGACTCTTATACCGCTAGGTTATCTCGTATTTATGCAACTTATACGACAACGGATTTTGTACAAAAAGCAATATACTTTAATTGACCATCAAACAAAAAGGCCCCGGCTACCATAACGGTAAACCGGGGCCTCGCTGCGTCTTATTCTCTTTTCAGCTTCTCGTGCAGATTCATAGCCACCTGGGCCACCTCCTGGCGAGTGATCTCCGCCTGGGGCCGGAAGGTGCCTTCCTTGTCCCCGCTCATCAGGCCGTTTTCCATGCAGTAGGCCACCGCAGGTTCTGCCCACTTACTGGTCTGCTTTGCCGCCTGCTCCTTTTCGTATCTCTCCTGATATTCCTTCCACTGCTCGTAGGTCACTTTCTCTTCCTCCATTTCCTGTTGTATCATGTTCAAAAACCGCTGCCAGCCCAGATCAAGCGTTCTGTGGGGGCAGTATTTGCCGTCATAGTCCTGGTGCTTCGTCACCTTGTCAAGGCCCCAGCCACGCTCTTTTAGAAGCTGGGCAATAAACCTCGCTGCCAGTCTTTCAGCCTTTGCAAATCTTTCCCCTCCCGAAGCTGACCAACAAATCTCAATGGTGATCCCATGTACATCACCATCTCTGTTTCCACAGCTAAAGGTGCCTTTGGTCAAGGGGACGCCCTGTACGACCTCCTTATCGTCCACTGCAAAGTGATACGATGTGGAGCTGTCATTGCGGATCATGTATGCGATCTCGTCTTCCGCAGAAGCATCATTTGCCGTGTTATGTACGATGATGTGTGTAACTTTCTCAGGGTCGTATTCCCACGGGCATTTAAGGTTGTACTTTGAGGGGGAGAGCAGTTTTTGCCTTGGAATAATTTTTGACATCTTTATTCCCCCTTTACTTCCGGCAGGCCGGCAATGCTGGTCAGCAGAGACAAAATCCCTGCCAGCGCTGCTGCGCTTACCACCATCAGCCAGTTTACTTCTCCCAGCACGGCGGCGGTGCCGATGGTTGCCGCTGCTGTCTGTGCCACGGTTTTAATAGCCCGTACCCCTGCTGCTTTCCACCATTTCCTCATTTTTATCACCCTTTCTATAATTTTGTTTTGATATCCCGGATATCGTGCTGTACCTCGGTCATCTGGCCTTCCAGCTTATAGGTGCGTTCCACCACCTGGTTATGCCTGTTGACCTTTTCCTCCAGCTGCCCGATCCGGTACGTGGTCAGCCGGTTGGAAACAAGAATCCCGGAAAGCGACCCCACCAGCGTGCCGAGCAGGCTTAATACTGTTGTCCAGTCCATAGGTTATCACCCCCTGTAAAGTAGATTTGTATATGATAAAAGAGCCAGCAATAGCTGACTCTAGTAAATAATAGTGGCAAAATCCACACGGGGGAAAAAGGTTTGATTTATAACCTTTTTTACATTGATTTGTTCTCCGCCTCCGGTTCCGCCATCGTCAAATACGGCTTTGGCTTGGGCGTTTGCCGCAGTATAGCAGCAATCTTTTATCTTACTTCCGGGGAAATGATAGTAGGTAAGACAACCATAGTTCCCTGTAACCCCACTGGCCGGCGTATTTTGCGATACAGCACAGTTTTCCATTTGCCCCCAGTTATAATAAGTTATGCCACCAGCACACCCCAAAAAATAGTTATAATCAAATCCGCCGTTACCATCGTTTATACAGTATTGGACTGTTCCGGTATTCATTGCAGTAACGCCGCCAGACTGGGGAGTCTTTTCGTTGCTGATCCTGTACGCAGATCGGCTTTTAATCTGGTCAATAATCCCCCTATTACTTCCCACCACCATGCCATAGCGCGCTGTGGTCTGCGGAAAAAACAAATGGAGATCTCTCAAATCGAGACGGGTAATAATTCCCATGTTTACCCCAAACAATCCACAGGATAATGTCCGACCATAGGTAGAGCCGGGGTCAGTGTCTTTTACTGTTTTGCCCGTCATATCCACCGTTGTCCCTGTTTGGTAGTTTTGAGAGTAAATTTTGTGGCCCTGTCCGTCAAAGACTCCGGTAAAAGGAGCTTCCCACAAAACGGGTAAGCATTCCGTGTTCCCTGTTGGTATCGCAATATCTTTCATCAGCAGATAGTAGCCAGCAGGGTCTTTTTTAACCTTTTTGAGATCATCTCTCGTCCAGATTTGATAGGGATTTGATTTTGATCCCGGCCTATCCCAGCAAAGCTTGGCCGCGCCATCTTTGACAATGTATATTCTTTGTCCCCGTTTCGTGCTTCTGCTTTGCACGCAATAACAAGCGTTAGGCTCTGCGGAAACTACACCATTCGCGACCTGACGGATCATTTATTCTCCCTCCTCAAATACAAAAATGATCGTTCCGTCAGGCTCGTCTCTTTCCGCGCCTTCTCCGGGGTCAGTATCAAGGCACACAATTTTCCTACCGGCTGACTCCTCCAGTTTTGTTTCTAGGTCCTGGTAGCTCTCTCTTGCGTTTTCCAGCGATTGGAGCAACGATTCTCCGGCAAGATCGATCCGATATACCGCATATTGCGGCCCATTGGTAATTACTATCCGCCTCCCAAACGCACTTGCTGCTGTAGGCACATCATAATGCGCCGGAAAGCTGATAGGATATACATTGAAATCAATACCGTTTTTGGAAAATATAAGAGTATTTCCCCCAGCTATAATCTCGCCGAAGGGGGAATAAAACGCACCTGCAATCTGAAAATTATCCTCCACAGAAACAACACTTTCTTCCCACACCGAGCTTTTCAAATTTAATCGCCGTATTTTCAGGCCTTCACTGTCCGTGGAGAAAATGTTAAGTATGTTATCCTGTAAACATATCTTATACCTATAATAAGCGCCTGTGGCCCAGGTTTTTATAAACTCCCATTGTACCAGATCATCGGACTGTACCAACCAGCCCTTGACGGCATTTGCAGAAAAAGCATCATATCCGCCGACCATATAATATTTCCCACTTGCTGGATCATAAGAAATATCGTGTGCTTCCATTGTATAGTTCGGCAAGTTCACCAGGGCGTAATTTGTTCCGTTCCCCACAAAGTAAGCCGGGGGATATACAGCCGATCCTGACGCTCTAAAAACCCAGTACTTTCCGTTCAAATATTTTCCGCCTATGTAAGGAGGAGTAACATTTGATTCAAGCGGATTGGTTAGCTGAGAATCAATAACAAAACTATTCCCTGAAACCTTCGCCCATATCAGCTTATTTCCGCTTAAACACAGAAAGCGTTCTCCTCCTATGCAAATCCGGAAAATATCAGTACCTTCCGCCTGTAAAGGAGCATCTATCCAGCTTTTCCCGTTATCGATGGATATCTTAGTGTCTGTTGCGCCGTAATTGCAGCCGTCAAGCCAGAGCAAATTTCCGTTTGTGTCAAAAGCGATATCGTTGCCATCAGATACCCCTGCGCCAGGATCAATCCTTTGAATTTTTCCAGAGTGTTCAGCACTTATTCCGTCTGTGTATTTTTTCATCGTTTCCCCGAAAATCTCTTCTGTTTCCTGGGACTTGTCGAGTAAGCGATCAATGGCCTCTGCGTTTTGAAGGATTTGGGTGAGTGCTAAAAACTCCGGCTTCTCCGGTATCTGAGCCGCTGGGTTCCGTTCTACCTTCAGCAGCAGATTTCCTCTCCAAAGATCTTCCTCGTCTGTGTACACCTGCAAAGTGCAAATATGATCTCCCGGCGTGGCCGTTGCTTGTACCGGCAGTATTACCTCCACAGTATTACTTGCAGTATTGATTTCTGCGCAGATTTGCACACTACTTTCCACGTAAAAAAACGCTTTGTGATCTGAAGTAAATTGCATTTGCTCCCTGGCGTTATTCAGCAGCGTAAAAATCAGCTTTCGGGCATTGCTTTCTCCCTGCACGGCATAAATAACAGTTTTTGCCCTGTCGTGACATAATGTGATATATTGTGTTTCCATGAAAAAATCATCCTTTCGGCAGAAAACCCGCTATCAAACCAGACAGCGACTTCTCAAAATTTCCGACCTCAATTTCTAAAAATCTGTTCCGCAGGACGTCAAATTTGATTTTCTGTACAATCATCTTTTCGTTTATTTCAAATCCTGGGTGAATCACAGTAACAATATCGTATAAAGACAGATTCTGCCCCGTGTCCGCAATTTTTGCGCTGCAAGAGACAAACGGATCAGCTCTTGTGTTGTTGCGTAAATAGGCTTCTCCGATCAGCTGTTCAATGTTTGTATCTGCTGGAGAGTCAAACTCCCCTTCCGGGTGTTTTCCAGCATAATTAAAGGACGTATAATGTGGTACTCCATACTCTCCCTTGAAAGGAGCGACCAGGAAAGGCGGCGTACATGGTGTATCGTTATCCTGATAGTATACATACACACCATTGATCCCCTGTACCGAATCCTTCAAAACAGATAACTCCGAAAGATTCTTTCCCTTTTCCAGCACGATACCTGTTTCAACACCAGCGCTCTTGATGTTTATTTCCAGATTGTCCGGTAACAGGCACACCCCGAAAAGCTCTGCGATTTCCAATATTCCTTCTCGCTTGGTAAACAGATCATCATGCCAAAATTCTTTATATCCATCAGGGGTGGGGAAGTTATCTTTTAGCAGATACACAAAAGGATCTATTACCCCCAGACCGCCCGTTCGGATATGCTCTATACACGCCGCTATATTTTTTGTTTGCAGCTGTACCGGCTTGCACCAGAGCCATTTGAGATCATAGCTCAAGTGCTCCGCATGGACGGTAATGCTCTCGCCCCTGGAATTCATCGCGCTCTCCTTTTCCGTAACCCGGAAAAACTGTCTGTACTTTCCGGCGTGGGATAAGCGGTCAAGATTTACCCTGATAAGTGATTCTGTCCCAAACTGCTTGACGTACTTTCCGGAGGCGGGGTAAACCATATCAAGCTCAAACGTACCGTCTGTTGCCATTGTCACTATACAAGATTCCACATCTGACAAAGTACCGATTCCATCGTGATCTGGAACATAGCCTTTACGGATTGCCTTTGCCTCATAAAGATTCGGGTAGTTCATATCGTTCGCCACCTCGGCTTTATTGATACTGTTTGTAAAACTCCTTGCGTGCTTTTTACATTGACCGATACATTCCCTGTTCCAAGAGTTGGATATCCCGCCCCGGTTTTTTTGTGATTCGCAGGGTTCCCGTTTTCGGTGGTTTCCATCTCGTAGGAATCCACCAGCATGGTTCCGGAGATTTCAAAATCGGCTTTCCAGCTTTCCTTCTTATTTCCCCGCTCTGTTTCCACTTTTACCGTAAATTTTCCGGTTCCCACAACCTCCAATAAGGGCATAGATGGCCACCCTGTATTGACAAATTCCCTGCTAAACCCGGTGTTTGTCTGATAGTAGAAAGGAACCATGTTTTCTCCGTCCCAGAAATACCGAAAGGGGTCGCAAGAAAACACAATATCCTGCTTTGCAGCGCAGCGAAGGAGAATATCAGGATCGAGCGGTTCCCGGCAATACCCTAACCTGAAATAGTCCGGATCATAGGAATCGGAAAGTGTAAGGTATTCCCCGCCAGACAGCCATTGCGAGATTTCGCCAAGCCTGGACAATACAAGTTCCCTTTCCCGCTCCAAATACCATGTTTGATAGGTAACATCTACATTATCAAAGCCCTCCTCTCTGTAAATAAAATCTTTGTTACCGCCCGGCACTGTCACTTTCGTAATCCTGGGTTTCGGTTTCTTTGCAATACGCGGCTTTTCAATGCGCAGCCCAAAATTCATTGAGCTGATCCCGCCAAACACAAAATGATCCATATAGCTTCCCTCACTTCTTTACGCACGCTTCACCCGTGTTTCTCGCTCGACTTCACGTTTTAATCGCCGGGTCAGTGTTTGATATATCTCCTCCGGTTCGCCTGTTTCTGTACGAATTTCAACATTGATATCTCCTATCTGATAGGTAGGCGCGGATTCGCTGGCTGCCTTTTCCGGGTACCGCACTACAGGGAGCCGATCATCGATTCCACTGATCGCCGCTTCTACCTTTCCGTTGATATTGAGCTGCAAAGCCTCATCTACCACACTTTGAGCGGTCTCTTTGATCCTTTCCCGCCTGTGCTCCAAGCCCAGGATCATACCATCGCCCACATTTTCAAAAATTGCCGTCGTTTTTTTGGAAGGAGAAGCCGTCGCTGCTGCCTTTTTGGCCCGTTCAATGGCGGAATTTACAACACCGCTAATCGTCTCATACAGGGAAGAAGAGCGATTATTCATTCCGGCGATCATGCCATCAACAATTTGCTCTCCCACCGTTTTCATATCGCCCGGAATAGGTGCGGCAGCGTTCTTTATGGTCTGCCGCAAAAGCTCCATCTTGGTTTTTGTTTTCGGAGGAAGCTTGCCGAATTCGTCCGTAAATCCCTTCACGGATTTTTCGGCAGACGTTTTCAAGGTTCGCTCTACACCGTCCGCCGTGTTTTCTGCAGCATTTTGTACGTCTTCAGACTTTGCTTTGATTCCTTCGACCAGCCCTGCGTCAAAATTCTCTCCAACCTCTCTAGTAACAGTAGACGGAGAATGAATCCCCAACTTTTCCTTCAGCTTTTCTAAGGTAAGATCAGCGACCTCTTCTGCGGAATATTCCACTCTTTCCGTATTGCCGGAAATTCCTTCTGCCAAGCCTTCCGTGAAATTTAAGCCGATTGCTTTATAATCTACTCCTTTTAGAGTAAAGGCTTCCTGGAAAGCTTCCGTGATATCCTCGAAGCCGATATCTTTAGCCATTTGAGCGATTTCCTCGGTCAAGTCCTTAAGATCGTCCCGCATGGAAACCACGGTGGTAGAAAATGCGTCCTTTGCTTCCTGAGTGTCCCGGAAAGCTCCGTTAAATTGATCACTGAAATCTTTCAGCGGCCCGGTAGACTTTTCGATATCATCTTTAGTGGTATCGGCTGTCGCTCCCAAATCCTGGTATTTATCAATGATAACCTGTAAATACCCGGCGCTTTCCGCAGAACCATCAGACAAAGATGCGATCAGGCCATCGTCAATACCATACTGTGCGGCAAGCTTTAGATTGCGGGTATATCGATCTACATTTTGCACCTGATCTGACCAGCGGCCCATCATTTCTTCCACTGTATCTACATCTTCGTTTAGCTCTGCCGTAAAATCCCCAAAAAGCCCGGCTTGACCCGATATGCTGTTGTATGCCTCATCGTAGGCGTTCCGATATTCTTTGGCGAGATCCTCCATCATATCCCGAACACTTTTTGTGGCTTTTTCGTTTAGCTCCTGGGCTTCGGCATTATCCTGCAGGGCCTCCGTATTGTCCTCTACCGCGCCCGTGTTGTTTTCCGTGGCCCCGAATGCGTCATCAAAGGCTTTTTCAATATCCCCAATTTGTCCTTCCGCGTCCGAAAGCGCCTTTTCGTTTTCTTCAACGGCTTTTGTATAAGTGTCGTATTCTTGCTGTGTGTCTCCTAATATCTCGCGATGCCCGGCAATTTCGTTTCCAAGCTCCTGATATTTCTCCTGCAGGTTTTGCAGCCTTTCCGCCGCTTTTTCATCACCCTTCTCGACCTTCTTGCTTTCCTCTGCGATATCGGATTCAACCTGTTCCCGGCGCTTGATCGCGTCCCTCAGCCTGACTTCCGTGTCTCTCCTCTTGCTTAAAACAGGCTCCAGCTTTTTTTCAGCCTCCGAAAGATCCAGCTGCGTTTCGACAACGTCCTTGTAAACCGCGTCCAACCGTTCCCGCTTCGCCTGCTCTATGGCGTTTTTTCGCCATTCTTCCGTGTTTTCTCTGAGCGCATCGGTACTTACCAGAAGCTTCCCATTTTCCAGGTCGATATGCTTGGAAAGCTCCGGTACCGATTCACACAGCAGCCTTAAAATTCTCCGGTACTCGTTTTGCTGCTCGTTGGTTTTCAGTCCGGCTTTTTCCAGTTCCTCCAGGCGATCTATGTATTTATTTGCCACATCTGCGGCGGCTTCGGTTCTGCCCACGTTCTCTTCATAAGCTGAATTTGCGTCATTTACCGTGTCCTTCAGGTTTTTGGCAGAATCAGTTAACCTTTCCAATTCCGGGGACGTATCTCCAATCGCCTTTGCTAATGCGGTTACAGTGGTCACTACTCCACCAATCGCTAACGCAACCAGCCCAAAGGTGCTCATTGACATGGAAGTATTAAAAGCCTGTATTAGTGGAATAACAGCTTTTGTCACAATAGCAAAGCCTGTCAATCCTGTGGTCAGCACCCCTAAAGTTGATACTACGCCGGAAATCACAGGCCCCAGCCATTGATTTTGTTCCACAAATTCAGCAGCCCAAGAGACAACATCTGTTCCCACGTCCGCCAGATTCCCTAATGCCGGATTTAACTGATCACCCACGGCGATTTTCAGATTATCCACCGAATTCTTAAACATTTGGAATTTGCTTTCTGTGGTATCGTACCGGGTTGCCGCTTCTTTTGCCAAGGCGTTATTTTCTTCCCATGCATTGTTAGCCGTGTTCACGGCTCTGGAAAGGAGGCCGGAGGCTGAGCTTAAACTTTTCAGCATATTACTCTGCCGAATTCCGGTCATCCCTAAATCCTCCAGGGTCTTTGTAGCACTTTCCCCCTCATCGTCCAAACTCCCCAGCCCGGAAATAAACGCTTGAATAGCTTCCATAGGCGAGTTTTTCCATTGTTCAGAAAAGTCGTTAGCACTCATTCCAGCGATGGAAGCGAAAGTTTCCAGTTTTTTTCCGCCTTTGTCAACCGCTTTTTCTATGGCCGTCAAGGTCTGGGTCATGGCGGTACCTCCGGCCTCCGCTTGAATACCGACAGACGACATAGACGCGGCCAAGGCCATGATTTGCGGCTCCGTCAATCCTGCAAGACGCCCTGCGGAAGAAAGCCACTGTCCCATGTTGACGATCTCTGATTCCGTTGTTGCAAAATTATTTCCCAGATCCACAACAACACTGCCCAGCTTTTCGTAATTCTCCGGATTCATGCCGGTCACGTTTGCAAATCTCGCAAGAAGAGTAGCGGCTTCCTCAGATGTCATATTGGTAGCCACACCCAAATTTGCCATTGTGGTAGTAAATTCTACCAGCCTGTCCTTTTCAATCCCTAACTGTCCGGCGCTTTCGGCGATTCCGGCAAGCTCAGAAGCGGTAATAGGGATCTCCGTAGATAGACGCTTGAAGGTATCTCCCATCTCTGACAGCTCAGCGTCCGAAAGGTCAGTGGTCTTTTTCACTCCGGCCATTGCAGATTCAAAATCCATAGAGGCCTCTATACAGCCTTCCAAAGCTTCCTTCACCTTATCAAACATTTCAGGGAGCTTTTGCGATGCCAACGCCGCAGCTAGTGCCGTTACGCCGTGTTCTCCTTCCTCTGCACCAACTCCGAGGCGTTCAAATGCCTGTCGCAGCTTTCCAGTTCCCTTTTCGGTTTCACGGAGCGCGGTTTCGTTTTCTTTCACCGCTGCCTCTAATTCAACCACTGCGCCTTTTGTGTGGTTCAGCTGCGTTTCCCAGCCATTAGCTCTATTATGTACTTTAGATATAGCTTTCTCTGTCTGCTCCAATTCTGCGGTTAGTCTTTTTTCTTTATCGGTTAGCTCTTCCTGTTCCTTTTTTGTTCCCTCGGAAGAGCCTTTGAGCTTCTCCAACGCCGCTTGGTTCTTTTCCAGTTCTTTTGTGAGTTCCGCTTTTCTTTTTTGCAGCTTTTCTTCTGCTGTTCTTGCGCTTTCTATTACCTTTTCTAATTGCTCCTGTTTTTCCTTTTGTATCGCTAACACTTTGCTCAAAGCTTCGCTTTTTGCCGTCAGCGTCTCTGCGCTGGAACCATTTGCCCTGCATTGGGCGTCCACCAGCTTCAAAGCAGATTCTTGTGTTTTTAATTCTGAATTGATTCGGGATGCCGCTGCCTTATATTCTGCTTCCCCTTCAATAACCAGCCGGGTGCGAACATTTCTAACCGCCATTATTTTTCACCTTCTGTCCTTGAAATTTTCTTTCCTTTGTGGTATAATTTTTTTAATCTTACGAAAGAGGGAAATCCATATGGCCGCCTTGTTTATTTCTATCGGTTGTATTGCGGGGGCTGTTTTTATCTCTATAAAACAAGCAAAGGAAGCCTCTGCAAATGCTCCCTTTCCTGTCAAGGCTATCTTCCGCGTCCCTTTTTATCTCTTCGTTCAAGCTCTAATCGTACTTTTTTACACGTATGCCTCCGCAAATCGCGGAAATTTTACCCTTTATTGGGTTGTTCTTTTTCTGAATCTGATTTACTCTATTGCTTTCGTGATATACAGAATTTGGTTTATTTTCAGATATCATCCTAAATCTCAGCTGTCGCAAAACGGCAAAGGAAAATGAGTTGGTTGCCTTCTTATGGGAGGCGTGTATTGAAACAAACGCACCAAATCAAACAGCAGAGCCGGTGTCAATCCAGCTCTGCTTCTTTTTTCTTTCCGTATCTTTCATTGTGAATCTGCACCAAATCAAACAGCAGGCCGGGATTCATGCGATAAAAATCATGCCGGGACAGGTGCAGCAATGTCACAGCAATGTAGTGATATTGCGGTATCAGTTCCCGGCCTGTGTTTTTTTTGCGTTAAGCTCCATAAGTCCTAAATCTATTTCTTCGGATTCAGGTTTGAAATCTCGCTGATATCCCAGCACGATAGCGTCTATCACCGCATCTCGCAATGAGCTGTATTCTAAAGGGTGCATTCTACTGCTTACGTCCTTTTCTGTGAGCAGCGGGGTCTTGTCAAACCCCTGATCTCTGCGCAGCAGTTCCCCGTCATTTGCCATTTTAAGCGCAAACCACCGGACAGCCTCAAACCCTTCCTTGCTGTCCTTGGCCATAGCTTCCAGCGCTTTATTGATATTTCCGTACTTTTCAGCCATTTCAAACATGATCTCTATCGAGTAGTTCAGCGTTCTCTCCTGCCCGTTTATACTAACGGTTACCGTCCTGTTCATAGCCCCTCCTTTTTTGCGGCAAAAGGGGCGGATCGTAATCCGCCCACCGCCACAAAATATTTTCTTAGTTTTCGCCTGCGGGCTGTTTTCCCGTCTCTCCGCTATCCACAGAATCGGGAATAGCCGTAGCCTCCCGAATATAGGCCTTGACCTCCGCTTCCGTGTCAAACACCTTGGTTTTTCTCCATACCCCGGTATCATCGGGCTGTACCGTAAAAGTGGTGGAAGTGGTCTGGAACGTGATAGAGCTGCCCCTGGTCTGAGCATTGTCATTGCCGAGGGCCGCCTTCGCACGGGGATAAACGAAGGACTTATACTTTTTTTTCCCGTTTCTCAGCAGGGTCTTATAGTAGGCCAATACACCACGGGGAGCGTCATCTCCCTTGTTATAAATAACCTCTTTTTCCGAAACGGAACAGCCGTACACTTCAGAGGCCACATCGTCCTCCATATCATTGGTTTCCATCGCCACGCTGCCGCTGGCGAATTCAGAAATCTGTTCATCTAGGGCGTCATCGGCAAAGAGCTCCCCGCTTGCCATATTTACCGTGAGATTTGCGGAAACCAGCTTTCCGACTACCACGCCGTTTTCTTTGTTGTCAGGCTTAAAACAGGGGAAATTTGCTCCAAATGCTGCCATAGTACATCAATCCTTTCACAAGTTTTTTGATTTTAGATATTCGTCATAGATCCTTTCGGCGGCCTGAACCGCCTCGTCCGCGCTTTCTTCTGTGGCGTCTCGCATAAAGGGCCTTGCTGGGACGTTCCTTTTTCCGTACTCGTTTAGAAAAGCAATCTCGGAATTTCGGGTGGTTATCCCGCCTCTGGTTCTGCTTCCCTGCGCGGAAACGGAAAGCGCCCTGCCATCTGCAGAGCGCTTCACCTTTCCTCTTTTGATTGTATTTACCAGTTTCCCTGTGTCGTTTACTCCATAAGCTAAAGCTTTTGCTTTGATTGCGGGTTCCACTACATCGGCTTCCGCATAAAGCATACTGTCCAGCACCTCGTCCGGCAGCATTGTCATATCCTCCAGTGCTGCGGACAACTCTCCGAGTCCCTCCACCTTAAATTGCGGCATCAGCTTACACCCCTTCCGCCGTCTCGCACTCGAATACTATATGACGCGCGTCTTCATCGGAGGCGTTCACTGTTTCGGGCCAGGTAAAACCAGAATGAAACAACGCATGTTTGGTGCTTTTCACCCTTTTTGTTATGTTTTCCCGCAAAGGAGCAAAAAAATGGATGGTAATAAGGTAACGTTCCGCTCCGGGAGAATCATCTCCGTAGTCAGAACCCAAAGTGCTGTAGGAAAAGGTATAGTACCGCTTTTCTTTCCCCTGGTAAATCCCGTTTTCTACAGGATCACCAAACGGCAGCAAAGCGTTTCTGATTTTCTCATCTACACTCACCTTGCTTTTACCCTCCTCTGCACTTTGATTTCCAGCCATGCGCAACGCTCCTCAACATTATCGATACTGATAATTTCAAACGGCTCCGGGTCATTCCCTTTATAAACCAAGCAATCCGCTTTGATTTTATCTGAGTACCGCATTGTGAGGGTAGCAGGCTCTTTGAGCTGCATTTGCATAGCAACAAATGCTTCCGATCCGTGCGCGTTGACCCATTTTACAAAGACAGCGTTTCCCTCCCCAAACACATTCTTTTCCGTATTATTGGAAAACCCCTCGCTGTCCGTTTCGTGAGCAACGCTGATTATTTTTACCAGGGTTTTCAGTTCCCCGGCATTAGCGCTTTTGCTCATCAGTTACCTCCAAATCCTCTCCGGCATGCCGTAGCTCCAGCACAAAGCTATTGATAAGCCGGGTTGCGTTCGCTTCTGCCGTTGCCTGATAGCTGCCAGAAAACGCCATGCCCCGGTTATCATAGTACATGGCCGCCAGCGCCAAAACGAAAAGATCATATTGTGCGTTGTTTTTGTATTCCGGTACTCCCGCCGCCCTGGCCTTTGAACGGGCGGCGGAAAGATACCGGGAAAGTTTTTCTTCGCCGTCAGGGAGGTGCAAATACTCTGCCAGCTCTTTTACTGTGACCATTGGCTCACACTCCTCTTGTCACAAGGATTGTATACACCGTTTCGGTGCCAGAAGCTCCATTGCTTACAGTCACAGTCAGTGTGTTTTCTCCTTCTTCCCAGGCAGCAGCTTCTCCGTTTTCAAGCGCTGCCCCGTTTAACGTCAAAGAGTAAGTACCTTTTCCCGTTATCGTCACCTTGTTGGTAGCATTGGAAGTCGTTGCCGCATATGCCGCCTTAGAAGGAGTCAGGGTGAGTTCCTGAGACCCGATTTTTAACAGTGCTTCCTGCGGGTCATCCGCCGGGTCGTTCCCGGAGCCCGCATTCATTCCCCCGATTTCACCTTTGCGAGCCGGAAGGCGTTCTTCAGCTTGATCTGATGATCTCCCCATGCAGTCAGGATAAAGTAATATTCTCCCTTCTTGCCGTCCTTGTCGGTTTCAAAAATCGTGCCGATATCATAATTCTGCTTGGAGTAGCGGAAATCACCGACAACGGGAGTCACAGCGCGGTCGCAGAATATTACGGGGATCCCCAGAATATCTTCCGGTTTCTTTCCCCACAGGTCAGCAGAGCCATTTGCCAAGGTACGCACGGCGGCATAATAGTCCTGCTTCCGCATAACACAGGCCGCATTTGCAGCGAAGCTTTCATCCAAATCGGCCCAGGCGTTCAAAATTGCTTCAATTAAATCCGCGCCCTCCACCGTTTTGATTTCGGTCGCGCCGTCAGCTTTGACCGCGTAAAAGCTCATATGCTTATGGGTAGCATCATACGCTCCGGCACCGGTGGCGGGGGCAAAGGCCCTCATTTTTTCTTTGATCGCGATTCCGGAGCGCAGCGCCGCCTCAATGGTAGCGACAAGGTTGGTATCAGTGCCGTAAAGTACCGTGTCCTTTACCGTACATACGATTTTGGTTTTGAATCGGCCATAGGAAACCGTATCACCCTCGGTTTTGATTTCGTTTGCGGTTTCCTGATCGGTCACATCGGCCAGGTCGGAATCCTCGATGGAGAACAGCAGCTTCGGCTCCTCCAGTCCGGAAATCTGCGTTACCGGCTCCACCCGGCGCAGAGCGTTTTCCTCCGTGGGCTCCGTGATCAGCTCGTTGCTGACGTTTGTGGGCAGCAGATTTTCCCCTTTTCCGAGATCCGCCGTAGATGCCGGAATGGCGCCCAGGCCCTCATACGCCTTGCGGATGTCGCCGCCGGTCAGCGCCGCACGATAAAAGGCCGCCTTTGCCGCCATTTTCTTTTCCGCGTCATTTTTCGGTTCCGCCTCGCTCTTACGCTTGACCGCTTCCCTTTGCGCTTTTTCCAGCGCGTCATGCTCCCTTTTGATCAAATCAAAGCGCTTCTGCATTTCGTCCCTGTGGCTCTCTTTTGCTTCGATATCCTCCATAGATACCGTGGGGTCACTGGCTTTTTCGGAGATCCATTCCGCATCTGCCCGGACAGCCTCGCTCATTTCTGCCATCTTTTCTTTCAGCTCAAACAGTGTTGCCATTTCGATCAATCCTTTCCTTCTAAAAATTTGATATTTTCGGAAATCAGCCTTTTTCGCCGTTCCCTTTCCTCCACGCTCATCTGCATGGCTTTACAATACTCTGACAAGGCGCTAACCATGTCAGGCTCGCCGCTGATATCTGACGCCAGAAGCTCTTCCAGGGCGGCTTTAGTATCAGACAGGCTTTTTGTTACCCCCGCGCCTCTTTGCGCGGGTACGGCCACAAAGGAAAATTCATAGGCATCTGTTGGGTCGCACAGTTCCCCGACGCATAATTTCCCCTCACAAATATCCCCCTTGTGGTGACCGTTAGGGCAGCCGTCCCAGCCCATAGCCTCACCGCAAATAGAGCAGACGATCTTTTTCACGGAAAATCCTACTGAAATTTCTTTCAGGATTCCTCCCTCTATTGCGTTGATAACAGGCTGGTTTTCTTCAGTTCTCAGCATATAAGCGCTTCCCCGGAGAACACATAGGGACTCTCCCATACTGTTTTTCCCCGTTGTTTCCTCCACGTTTACCCGGTACAGTCTGGCAATTTGCCCTTTTGCTTCCCACCTGTGGTCAAAAATGCCGGTTTTTCCAACGAAAAGCCCAGCAAGCTGCTCCAAGGCGTTTACAGTAAATCGCTCGTTGTCCCTGTCCACCTCGTTGTCGCAGAGAATAACGGAAAAACAGTATACTTCCTCCGGTGTAAGCTCCTTTCTGCTATATTTATTGATAAGCCCGATATCTGCGGTGGCGTCCGCTGCCTTCAGGCCGAGAACTGACGATTTTTCAATTTTTTTCATCTTGTGGTTCCTCCTTTTGGGGTTCAGGTTTTTCCGCCAAAACTCTTGGCTTTGTATTTACGGTATATTCCAGCGTTGCAAGGTCTTGAGAAATCATCGCTTTTTTACCTGTTCCGCCTGGCAGGGGAGGCAGATTTCGTTCCGCCCTGATCTCGTCCGGGGTTTTCCATGCACTGCGTACTGCCTTATAATCCACCTCCGCTTGGGTAGCGGCATCGGCCCGAAGAATGGAATCCATGTTAAACTTAAAATGATATCCCCTTCTCCGCTGCTCACAGGTGAGGAGCTTCCTGTTTAGCTCTTGCTCGTAAGCAACTACAATAGGCAGCATTGTGAGCATTAAAAATTCCAGCATTTGCTGTTCCTGCGAAGAAAAAGAGGCATCGGAATAATCTCCCAAAAGGTGAGGCGGGATATTGTAAACCATAGCAACCTTGGAGCGTGTGATTTTTTCTACCTCAAAAAGTTTGTTGTCTACCGGAGAGAGATTCAAACTTTTGGCTGTGACGCCCGATTCCAGCAACAAAATATTTCCTGAGGTTTTTTTGTAAGTATCCATAAAGTCTGATATCATATCCACTTTCTGCGGTTCGGACAAATTCGCCGGGGCCTCTAAAACAACCGCCGCATTTACTCCCTGCTCCAGCTGCTTTACAGAAAACTTTTTTATATTTTCCGCATACTCGATGGTGTCGTGTAATACCGATACCGGACTGATCCCAGAATACCCATTCGTCGAAATAAAGGGAATATGTATCACGTAGTAATTATGAACATAAAGCTCCCGGCCAGTTTCAGGCGTAATTTTGTACCATAATTCTTCAGTATCGCTGTTCATAATAGGCTGCACTCTGGCGGGATTCAAAATATCAAGTCTCTCTAATTTACCGGTAGTCCCTACTATTTTTAGAGCATAAGCATTTCCCGATGTTCCCCGGCAGGATTCCATAGTTTTGATAAATTGGCAGCTTGTCATGCTTGGATTGGGGGAAAAACTGACAAGATCATTTAACTCGTTTTTTATCGCCTTGGAGCCCATGTATAGCTGTATTGGCATGGCAGACAGCGAATTTGAGATCCTGGAAACTGCTGAAAATAGAAGCTCGCTATTTTCAAGCGTAAAATCTCCCCGGCTCCAAAAAACAGAACGGCCTCCGGGTAACTGCTCTTTGCCGCGAACGATAAGACCGCTTCCCAGAGCTGATTTTATGATCCTGTTCCTGCGAATTTCTTTGATCCGCGTTATAATACTCATTTCGTTTCACCTTACTCTAAAGTAATAACTGTGCTCAGCTTCTTTTCCGGAGGAATTATCGTTGCGTTTTTGCGCAAATACTGTGTGTGAGCACAAAGCAGCGCCGCAAAACCGTCTATTTTCCGGTATTTATTTTGTTTTGTTGGAAGATAGGTGGCATTAGGCCCTCTCTTGGTCAATTTCACATTTCCCAGGTACCAGCTAAACATGCGGTTGTTGTTGTGTATAATATCCCCATCTAAAAACCGCTCCTTCAAGTGATCCATTGGAGCGGTCAAGGTCAATTCTCCTTGTCTTACCTCGTCCAGAGAAAACCCCTGCTCTCTCATAAGCTGCGTAAGGAGAAAAGCCTTCGCCGGGTCGTAGCCGATACTGTCGATACGATAAAGAGTTCTCATTTCCGCAAACCACTTATAAACCAAGTTATAATCCACGTATTCGCCCGGCACAACAGTAAGCCAACCCATTTCCTGCAAAAATCCCCAGTCTAATTTTTCATGATCTTCTTTCATCTTTTTCTCAGGCACCCAGGAATGTTCCAAAACAAAAAACCGATTTTCCGGCAGTTGAAATTCCAGGCAGGCGGAAGTGAAATCTTCCGTTTCTGACAAATCAAACCCTCCGTAACATAACGCACCCTTCAGGTTCTCCATATCGATTTCCTGATTATTTTTCCGGATCACATTGATATCCAGATAAGACAGCTCGTCCACTGAGGTAAACACATTGAGCTGCTTATTGATAAAATTGCTTTTCTCTGCGGGAACGGTTTTTACTCGCTCCCACTCGTCCAAAAGGTCTTCCTGATCCAGCAAAGCGCCGAGTGAAGGATTTGCTTTTCCCCAGCATTCCGGGTTTCCGGGATCGTCCTCCTTGTCTATCTCATCTATGTAAACAAAAAAGCGATCTGCGGCCCTGGTCGCAATCGCCCCGGTATTGTCTAAAATTTGCTCTCCCAGCACGTAATAGTCCATAAGGGGCCCATCAAGCACTGTTCCCAAAGTGGTGATATAGATAATCAAAGGCTGCTTTCTCTTTTTGATTTTACCTTTGATAACATTGATGAGCTTGTAATCCCGGAATTCGTGTATTTCATCAAACACACCCATGTGTACGTTGCGCCCGTCAAGATTCCGGCTATCCGATGCCAACGGCTGAAATTTGCTGGCGCTTTTATCAAAAAATATCCCCTGCTTGGTAATTCTCACATGTCTGGAAAGAATGGGACTGGCCTTGATTTGGGAAGAGCATTCGTTGAAAATAATTCTTGCCTGCTCCTTGGAGTTTGAAAGGCAATACACTTCAGCGCCGCGCTCCCCGTCTTTTGTCAAACCATAAGCGGCGTTTCCGGCAATCATCGTAGATTTCCCGTTTCCCTGGCCTACAATAATAATTCCTTCCCGGAACCTGCGGTAACCTGTTTTCTTGGAAATCCAGCCGTACAAATTCGCTTCCACAAAGTGCTGCCAGGGTAAGAGCTCCATTTTGTCATAATTACCTTTTGTCGGCATCAAAAACTGCTCGATAAATCTAATAGGGCGATATCCTTTTTCGAGGTCAAACTTCCAGGGGTATTCTCTTTCTGTGTAAGAACGATTCAGCTCATCGATAAAACGTTGACAAGCTTGTACTCTTTTCCTGCCTGAAACTATCTTGCCGGAAATCACGTTTTCAGCGTATTGAAACGCGCCGCTCTTACGAATCTCTTCTGGAATTTTAGAATTCGTCAAAGGAATCCCCCGCGCTTTCCTCTTCCATCGCTCCAAGCACAGAATGCAGCTGCTTCATTACCGCCAAAAAGTTTTTTGTATATGAAACATGCAAATCTGCCGCCGCCGTTTTTTTCTTCCCTGTTTGATAGGCCCCGTTCTGGTATGGTTCTTCATATCCGTTTCTGGAGATATCGATTTCAAGCCTATCAATCGTCACCGCAAGAAATGCCGCTCTCGAAATCTCCTTACCGGCAAGTTCAAGTTGTTTCTCCGGAGCGTCCTGAAACAAGGTAAAAATCCGCTTAAATTCCCTCTTTATTTCCTTATCATCTGGTAAATCCCGCATGAATTTCTCCATTTTTACAGGCCCCATACAGGCATTTCCCCTTTCTATAAATATGCCTTCAAAAAACTACACCCCCTATAAAAAATCACAATCGATACCAAGGTAGGAGGGCACGCGGTTGTATTTGTAAGGCTTTTTGACTTTTTAGGGAGGGGGGTATCAGCAGGATAATTGAGGTATCTCTGTTACTCTCTATCTTCTCCTAACTAATCTTCACTCCCATTGCTTACCTTTATAATTCTTACCCCTTGCGGAGTTCTCTTCTTCTTTCGCTCTTTAGTCTCTTCATGGCACTGCCAGCAGAGGCTCTCCAGATTGTCGAGTTCAAGTCCTAACTCTGGATAATCTGCTAAAGGCTTGATGTGGTGTACTTCTGTGGCTGTTTTTATGCGGTGATTTCTCAAGCAGTTTTGGCACAGGTAATTGTCCCTCTGTAAAGCTTCAATCCTAATCCTGCGCCAAACCCTGCTTAAATAAAACCCTTGCTTTTTTAGATCGTTTTTTTCGGGCGCTTCTTTTTTTCGCGGGTGATATCCGACTCTCACTTAGCACCTCTGTGTTTATCGCTTCTTATTCTTACGTTGCTTTTTTATTTTCTTTTTCCCGTCCCTTTTTCCTTTTCCGAGCCTATGTATCTCTCTTTGCTTTTTGTGCTTTGATACATACATTTCGCCCTAACACAGAAATGCACACCACAGCGCCGGAAATCATCATAGATACATTTACCAGGTCTTGGACAGTTGCTCATAGTTACCACCTACCTGACTCAATAAGGAAATATATCCTCTCTGCGGCCTTGGTATCAGGTGGTACATGCCTCTTAATCACTCGCACCTTTTGCGTACCGTCTTTTCTAGCCTCCATGATCTTTTCCTCATAGTCATATCCCAGCGCTCTTTTCAATAGCGCCTCCTTGATTTTCTGTTTATCTTGCTTTTTACCAATTTCCGCCATTGCAAAACTCCTCCGGGTCTGCTACAATAAGCAGTGATAGTGTCGCGAAAAAACCGCCGCGCCTATAAGCGTAGCGGTTTTCGCAAGGAGAAGATGTAAGCGATTTTATACTGGTTCTATTATTATTATAAACGAACAAAACGAACAAAACGAACCTTTTCAAAATTTTTCAAAAATTCTTTTGTATTCCATCCTCAAGGCATCGGAGGATTTGTTGCTATCTAACGCTCTGCGCACCACATTCCACTTGGTTCCATGCTTTATAACGGACTCTATAATCCTTTTTTCGGGCCGAGGCAGCCCGGCCACAAAAGCCTCAATATTCGCCTTTTGCTTTTTGAGCGTTTCCAACCTTTCGCGCAAATGAGGCGGTTCCCCCTTAATAGTGATCGGGTGCTGGGTGTAGGGATAATCTGGCGAGCTGCCGGAAACGGTATCACTGACTCCCCGGCGAATTTGCTCTTCCAGTTCTTTGATCTCCGCGCAGAGATCGGGATATTGCTCTAAAAGCTCTTTAGTCATGGTTACTCCTTTCTTTTGCTCGTTGGAGGAAAAGTTTCCTGTTGCATTTCATTTCAACGAGAATATCTTCATAGCATAGCCTTAGTGCTGCTGCTTCTATCCCTCTGCCTGGCTCTGCATTAAGCTTTTCCAAGAGCCGTTCATACTTTTCGATTTCTGTCTCCAGATCAGCGGCCATCTTTTCCCAGTCAAACGCTTCCCGGCACATTATCAGCCTCCAGATCCATCTTAGCCCCGCAGTTGGGGCAAAATTTTTCATGCCCATCAACAGATTCATTTGCACATTCTGAACAGATATAATGGCCTTTAGGGCATTTGTCTTCCATGTAGTCCGGGTGACAATGCATACAAGGAGTATAGCCACAAACCTGACACTCAGGGCCATTATGGTAATCCACATCAAGCCTCCATTCATCAATTCTCCCATCGTCGGTCTTATACCACAGGTGAGAATCCGTGTGAATCCACCTCCCATGCACCACCGGGGCAACGTCGGCGGCGGGGAAGCTTTTTACAATGTCAATTGCGCTTTCAACTCCTTCCGCAAGCAGAATGGATTCACCGCCCATTTTTTCCCAGTCCTTTTCACACTCTCTGTGCTCTTTGCGTAGTTCTTTTAATAATAATTTCCGTTCTATGTACTCAGGCATTTTTATTCCCCCTTTTTCATTTTGCAATCATGCCCCAAAAAGGGCTTATAAAGTTTCCCGCACTCCTCACACTTTATATCGGGCGGTAGCGCCACCAGTCTTCCATCCTGCTCGGCTTTTACCAGTTTTTGTAGATGCTTGATAGTGCCAATATCTCGATATTCATTTAGTTCATCTACCATATCAAAAATTTTGGGATAGCTGCAAGAAAGTATCTCTACTTTCTCCGGCGTCAATCTGGTGTCCTCATAGGCGGCGAGGCGGTCAATAGCCGCCCCCCTAAATTTCCTTGGTACACCCCACATGTACATACCGTCATGCTCAGACTCATAATGGATTTCCTCCCCGGAAATTACATCATCATTAGCATGCACTTTGTACGTCAATCTCTCCATGTTCATTCTCCTTTCGGCGTTTCGGCGTTATGTAACACACTAGATATTGGTTTCTCCCTTGCCCGTTTCCAAGCTCCGGAAGCCTGTCCTTTACGCTGATCCACTCGCTCATTCTCTCACCTCCAACAGCTCCGGATTATCGTGGACGTTGCCGATAATCTCGCAAGTTTGCGCAGTGCTGGGGGTCAGCATGAATTTACGTTTACTATTTTCAAGGTATACCGCATATCCATAATGTCTAATTTGAAACGTGTCAAATCCGACATGGTTTAAGCCGTGTGCGTCTTTCCCGTACTCTTTTGTGCTTACAATATCCCCCTCAAAAATCTTCGCACCGTTCTTGTTGGTCAGGCCTGTGTACTGGCCCACAGTGGCGGGGTCAACCCAATATCTTCCATCTTTTTTGTCAATGATGCTATAGTATCTTTCATATATAATACAAACGTTTCCGTATATCCATTCTCCAGTGTTTAGCCTTTTCCCCCGAAACAGTATTTCTCTCATTTCTATACCTCCAATCTTAAAAATTCTCCTGGCTTTACGCCCAACACTTCGCCGTTTTCGCATATTCCAGAAACTGCGCCCAATGGGTTCACAACGGCCTCGTATACTCTTCCGACCCGTAAAACTGTCCCGGGCTTTGCCAAAAATATAAGATCAGGTCTGACGGTACAAAGCATTTTAATTTTCATTTCTACACCTCCTCAATCAAACAATCTTCATGGCTGTACAGCTTGCAGGCGAGGTTAAAATATTGGACATACTCAGGAATAATATCTTCTCCGGCATGTTCTGCTGCAATCTCCCGGAATTTATCGTGCCATTCCTGCCAGGTGTGCCGCTGGCAGCCCACTTGTATCTTCGTGTCGCTAGCGACATTAAAGCTCCATCTAGTCCCCTGTATGTACAATGGGGATTTATCCCATTCCCCGCCACAGACCCGAGCGCTGCCACAGACCCGAGCGCTGCCACAGACCCGAGCGTCGCCATAGACCTGAGCGTTGTCACAGACCTGAGCGTTGTCACAGACCTGAGCGTCGCCATAGACCCGAGCGCTGCCATAGACCCGAGCGTTGTCATAGACCCGAGCGCTGTCACAGACCCGAGCGTTGCCATAGACCCAAGCGTTGCCATAGACCCAACAAGATCCTTCATGGCTCAGATTCTCTTCTCTCTCAATCCAGCCTCCACCGATCCTTTTTATTTCTTCTGTAAATTCATATTTTTTCATTTGGACTCTCCTTTTCAAGTTTTGTTTTCAAACGTGAGCTGCCCGCTTGGCTCAAAATTCTGCCAAATCACTTCCTGCGCCATAGCAGCAGAGGTAGTCTGACAATAAGTACTGTCTTTGTACCACCCCTGCAGGGTCTGCGATCTGGGCAAGCGCTTCAAGGACTTTGCGGAAATCCTCGCCTTTGTGTGATTTGTGATATCGCCCAAGTGAACCATTTTCTAACCACCAACCTCGCCGCCGAACAGGTCAAGCTGACCGTCAAGGTTCTTGTCTTCAATCCACCAGCGAAAAACTTCATCAGCTGATTTCCAGATTTCAGGTTTTCCTTTGGCTTTTCTGGCTTCCAGCATTCGGGCAAACGCCTTTCTATACAGGTTTTCATATTTAGGAAACATACGGAACTCATCATAGCGATTACTCCCTGCCATCGGACAGCCAATGCATCCCACCCGATGAAATCCACACTGGTACAAAGGATTTGTTTCAACTTTTGATTCCTTGAGAAAACTCCATACATCAGCGTTTTCCCAATACAAAATGGGATTAAAAACAGTCTTTCCCTGCATCTGACAAGTTTCCATGATTTTGCGGCGGCTGTCATTATCGTTATTTAAGATAACCTTGTCTGCTCTGTGCGGGGTTATTGTTTCAAACTCCCCTCTTCCGGATCGCTGTACGCTCTCGGCCGCTCTCACCCCTGTTACGATGGCTCGGTTCCCGCCCGCAGTCTCTTTGATTATCGAGCAGCAATATCTTACTATGCGTGTAGGCGGGATAAGCTTTTTAGGGATTAAGTCCCACATACTGGTTCGGCGTCCCTTGTACTGCGGGTAAACAATCTGACAGGGCACACCCTGCAATTCCAGATCATAAAATCGCTTGCGGACATGATATACCGTTTCCGGCGCATCTGCCGTGGTATGACTATGCACTACCTCAAACTGGATTCCAGCCCGGCGGGCAAGCTCCACACACACATCACTGTCTTTCCCGCCGCTGTATGTAACCATCAAAGGCTTCTGGTAATACCTCAAGCTCATTTCCTCTGCAAGCTTCAGTTGCTCAATGGCAGCGTGTTCTAAGTCCATTTTCTACCTCCGCTTACCCCGGGTATGTATTCTAGATTTTCGCCGATCCTTCGGCGTTTTGTCAGCCTGCCGCTTGTGGTAGATTTCCTGCTGCCGCAGTCCAGACCGGCGGGCGTTAGATAGTAGTCTGCTCATGCTCCTGCCCCCAATTCTCCGAACGTAAGCTGACTTTCATCGGTAACGTTCTCGCAGTTCTCTTTCATCTGCTGGAAATATTCCGGCTTCAACTCAACGGCAATAGCCCGCCGATTCTGCTCCAAAGCAACATAGGGCTCAGAACCGATTCCGCCGAATGGAGAATATACGATATCTCCAGGATTCGTCCAAAGCTGCACTGCCCGTCGGATCACGTCCAACTGCAGAGGGCAGATATGCTTTTCGTCCCGGTCAGTCCGGGCAATTCTTGCATTCAGGACGTCCGTCCGCCGAATGTCAAACCACACCGGGGAGGCATATCGTTGCCAGAGGGGAAGATCAAGCACCTGCTCCGCTTGCCCGCCCGCTTCCAGAGCGGCTTTTTCGTCCCGAAAGTGTCGGATAGGTTCAAGGTTTTTCCCGTCACCCTCCCATTTTCGGAAAATGCAGAGGTACTCCGGCATTCCGATCCCGGAAAGGCTTGCGTCCCGCTGAAGCTGGGCATAAAGCAATCGCTGGGTTTTTGTTTTCTGCATTTCCATGACTGGGTCAGTCCAAATCACCACTTCGCTGTGATACTGGAATCCCGCCTTTTCAAAATGCCGGATAATGTCACCCCGGAAATCATACCAGCCCGCCGCACCGTCCGTGGACTTGTACCGGGCAAGTTGTTTGCAGTGGACGGCACATATGCGCCCATTCATCAAAACCCGGTATAATTCAGGAATCAGAAAGTCAAACTGCTGGAAAAATTCTTCCTCATTTTTGCAGTTGCCCATGTCCCGCAGATCGTCCGAATATATGTAAAGATTGGCGAAGGGCGGCGAAAAGATTTCAAAATGAACGCTCTCAGTAGGAATTTGCGCAGTTAGTTCCACACAGTCCCCGTTGTATAGAGCGTATTTATCGGTTTTTACCTCGATCATGCAACTTCACTCCTTAACCACGCCGGGAAATCGGCGTTCTGTTTTTCAAGGTTCAAAATGAATTCCCGACCATGTAGAGCCTCGGTCTGAAATTCTTTCATGGCCTTGGCCATACTGCGGGCCATGTGTTGCTTTTGCCGGGCCTTGCGGTCAATGGTATCCAGAATGGCGCGTTCGTTCTCGCCGATCACTCGCCAGATATTCACAGGGTGCTTTTGACCGAAACGGTAAGCGCGGCGAATTGCCTGATAATAGCTTTCAAAACTGTAATCCAGGCCACAAAAGACCATGTTCCAACAGTTTTGAAAATTCAAGCCGTAGCCGAAGATGGAGGGCTTGGAGATCAGCACACGGAACTTCCCGTCAATGAAGTCCAGCGCCGCCTGTTCCTTATGTTCTGTCTTATCGCTGCCCCGGATCTCCACCGCGCCGGGAATCATGGCTTTCAGCAGATCTGCCTCATCGTTTTGATAGCACCATACCACGAATTGTTCCTGGGAGGAGGCAACAATCTCCGCACACTTTTCCGCTCTCTGGTGGATGGTTCGGCGCTTTTCTCTGTGGAATCCCGTAGCACTCATATCCGGCTTTTCTCGAATAGCCGAAAAAACATCCTCCGGGGCCTCGCTCTGAACGGTCACGTCCTCCTCGCTAATCTGCGGCAAGATATATCCTTCGTCGCTGTACCCGATGTCGGAGGGCTTTTCGATGCATACGGCCCAACTTGCCACCCAGCGCCAAAAATCTTTTTCAGCATGGCCTTTCAACCGATAGTGGCCCGCATCGGATTGATCCACGATAAACCAGCATGACAGTGCCTCGCTGGATTTCATGATTCCAAGGAATTCCGCTTGATTCAGCAGTTCCATGAGATCGTTGGGTGCGGGGGTTGCGGAGCAGGTCAGGCGGTATGGAGTTTCCGCAAAGGATTTGACGATCTCCCGCTTCACCTTTCCTGTGTAGGCCTTAAGGATGGAGCTTTCGTCAAGCACCACCCCGGCAAAGCGCCCGGTATCAAATTTGTCAAGCTTTTCGTAATTGGTAACATTCACACCGGGCTGGATATCATCGGCGGTTTCCGCTATGGTAACAGGGATTCCAAACTTAAATCCCTCCCGCTTGGTCTGAGCGGCCACTGCAAGGGGGGTCAGTACCAAAACCGGGCCACTTGCCTGCCAGCTCACTTCCTGCGCCCATGAAAGCTGTTGTCCGGTTTTCCCCAGGCCACAGTCTTCAAAGAGCGATGCTCGGCCTCGTCGGACGCTCCATGCGGTGACAGCGGTCTGCCAATCAAAGAGACGCTTCGGTAGCGGGCCAGACTCAAAACCCGTAGGGTGTGCCGTCATCTGCTTCTGTTTTAAGAATTCTATGTAGTCCATATCTTGATGATTTCCTCCGTTTCGAATCAGCTGCGTTACACTGCCAATCCCATTTCTCTCAGAATTTGCGGAAGCTCTTGGCACACCGCCAACAGCTGTTTTTTATTTAGCAGAATCATATCTCCCTTGACTTTGCCGCTGCTGATAGCAAGGTTTTTCCCGGCGTTATCGCGGATATACCTCAAGTCACCGGGGCACTCGCTGTCTATAACCATAACCCCGTATTTTTCTTCAAGGGCTGTTGCTTGCCAGTCCGTCATAGTTGTTCTCCTTTTCCCATTCAGATTTCCAAAAAATCAGCCAGTTTCTGGATTATCCGCTCATAGTCCTGCGGCGGTATATTCATTTCCTGGAGCCTTTTCTTCATAGCCTCATAAAATTGCCATTTATCCATATCGTGTTTCCACCTCCGAAAATCTGTGATATTGCGGCTGCCAGCGGTACCGGAAATTTCCCGGTCTGCCGTGCCTGTTTTTTTGCAGATACAACACAATATCTGCGCTCTCATCGCCGATCAAATTCTTTTCCTGCATATTTTCCGGCACCAGAAAACCAACATAATCGGCATCCTGCTCCACGTCCCCGCTTTCCCGGAGATCCGCCAGGGTGGGGATCTTATTTGCCCTGCTCTCAATGGCCCGGTTCATCTGCACCAGCTCGATCAGGGATATTTTCTTTTCCAGAGCTATCTGCTTCAGCTCATTGGAGATTTCTCCAATCGCCCGGTACTGATCCCGCACCTTCGGGCGCTCCATCAGGCCTATATGGTCGATAATCACCGCATCAGGTTTCCATAGGTCTATGTAGTGCCTGATCCGCTTGACTGACACCCTTGGCTCCTGTACAAAACTCAGCTTCTCCCGGTTTTCAAACTGCTTCAGCGCCCAATCTACCTTTTCTATTTCTTTGTCTGATAAAATCCGGTCTCTGACCCTCTGGCTGTTGATTTTTAGCAAGTGAGAGGCTACCCGCTGCATCAGCTGGATATTGGTCATTTCCATGCTAAAATACAGCACTTTTTTCCCCTGCTTTCCCATGCGGAGCGCCAGGTTTACAGCGAAATCGGTTTTACCACAGCCAGGCCTTGCGCCAATCACAAACACAGATCCCGCCATAAAACCTCCGGTTGCCCTGTCAAGGCTTTCATATCCGCTTTTTGGGGTATCCTCCTGCCGTTCTCGTAGCCAGGCCTGAAATTCTTGGGCCGCCTCGGCAAAGGATGAAATGTTATCGTTTGTGCGGTTGCTGGAAAGCTCCTTGTGCTTTGCAAGCAGCGCCTCCAATTCACCCAGCTTCTCATCCAAATTTCCACCGGATTGGCTCAGAGCAAAAAGACTGTTTTCCAGCTTTGCGATCTGCCAGTCTCCCTGCACAATGCAGAGATAATCCCCAAAATGGGAAAGAGTGGGGATATACTGTGACAGCTTTACCAGCGTTACTTTTTCTTCCGGCATTTCAGAGATCAGTACCGTGGTATCTATGGGCTTTCCGGCCCAATACAGGTCAGAGATTTTTTCAAAGATTTTCCGGGTGTGGTCGTGGGAAAACATTTCCGGAGCCAGAGCGTCTACTGCTGCATGCGCGCATTGCTGGTCAAGGATTGCTCCACCCAACACGCTCATCTCTGCCTCTACACTCATTACACCAGATCCTCCCAGCTCATGCCCGGCTCAATATCTGCCGGGTGGTCATTGTACACTTCCGCCCAAGTCTTACCCGGGGAAAGCTCTTGCGGGACAGGTGCCTGAGGTATCTCCGGTTTTACCGGAGTAGGCGGCTTAAAGATTCCTTTGCTGCGATCCTGCTCTCTGGATAGCCAACCGGTAATAAATTTCTGGATTCCTCTTTTGGTTTTTCTCCGCCCAGGATTCGATTCCAGCCATGCCGCCATATTGCGGAGCTGCTGCATAATATCTACACCTGGGAAAAGCTCCGCCCAGCGTTTCACCTGTTCTGCTGTAACGGGATACAGGCTCTTGTCGTTGAGGATCAGGGAAATCACAGGGGGACTTTTCGATTCCGGCACGGACGCCTGTAAAGGCTCCGGGCAAAAGTCCTTATGTTCTTTTTCCTTATCACCTTCATAATCACAATCACAATCATTATCATGTAGATTTGCTATGTCTTTGTTAGCACAGCTAGCACTTGCTACATTTGCCAGACTTCCCTTTTCGGATTTGGCTTTTGCCGCTTTTGCCAGCCCTCCCATAGCACCGGCTTCCTGCTTGCTCTTGCATTTTTCTTCATATTTTTTGCGGTTTTCGTCCTGCTCATCGGCCATAATGGAGTAGAGCATTTCTGTGCCCCCATCATTCAATTCGCAGGTTTCTCCCATCTCGTGAGCCATCAGGGCTTTCAGCAGCCTCCCGGCACTTTCATCTGACAGGCCGTCGATCTGCTTTTTGTATTTCAGGCCGATCAGGAATGACCCTTTTTCCATCTGTGCCATCTGTCAGCCCTCCCCGAATGTGATCTGCCCGGAAATCTCCGGGTCTGATTTTCTCACCCGCCGATAGTAGTCGGTAACGTGCACGGTGCCGGTACCACCCAGCCGCCGCACCAAATTGCGGACAGGTGCGTCATTTTGGTACTGGCTCTTGGATCGGCGTGCGGATTCCGCAAGATAGGCCTCCATTTCCGCCATGTCCTCGGTGATCCAGTATCCTCTCGCTCCAGCAGAGGAAAGGATAGCCTTTCCTTCCGCTGCAAGGGGTATATTGGCCCGTTTTATGGCGTCCCGGATATCCCGGTCAGGAATCCCCGTTAATCGGTGCAATTCGGCCCTTGAAACGGCATTTTCTCTACCGTAAGGGATATAATCCGCAATATTCAAAACTATCCCTTCTTCCTGGTGGTGTTAAGCGCCAGCCTATGGCACAGGTACTCATCGAGCTTAATGCCATAGATGTGATGTTTTTCAAAAAGCGCCCTTTCGTCCTGGTGGGCCTCGTCATGGTGTTTTTGGCACAGGGCAATGGCCCGGAGGCCCACATGGACGATTTCTTCCCGGTCACGGCCCATGCCGATCCGGTCTACATGGTGCACCTGCGCCCTGGCATTGCAGATGGCGCATTTACGGTGTTCCAGGCAAAGATACAGGTACTTGCCGATATCGTCCGTCTGGTGCAGCAGCGTGTCCCTGGTGGGTACCGCATTTTCAAAGCAAAAGTCGATGAGATAGTTCAGGAATTCCTTTGCGGTTGTCATGTCCACCGAGGAAAGGCTGAAAGGCTCTACCCAATTTTTCAGGCAGAAGTCCCAGGTCAAAAAGCCTCTGAGGTATTCCGGCTCGTGGCCGCTCCACAGGGAAATATCCCGTACCACCGCAAAGATTTTCCGGCGCTGGTCGTTGGAGATGGTACGTCCATCGTCCAGCCGCAGCTCCACCCGCTCGATCCGCTTCTGCTCCAGCTCCCGTCCTATGGGTTCTTCGGGTACCAGCAGGAGGTCGTGGCCGTCATAGCTTTTTATGGCCGCATTTATGATCATTCGTCGTCGCCTCCCTCGTGCTGGTGCATATAGACATACCGGCTTTTCGGCCCCATATTGGCATAGAGGAAGCTGTCGCACTGCTTCTGGGACAGATGATTGGAGATCACCTTTTCCTCGTAAGGATACCGACCCTGGGAGCGTTTCCGTTTCAGGCGTTCCAGCAGCTCTCCGTCCTCGTAATTGGCCTCCACCATGTAAAGGTCATAGTGCCAGGCGGTGATCCCATCCAGATTACCGGTATCCGTGGCATAAAACACTTTCCCGCTTGGAAAATGGAGCTTGTACCCGTAATTGGGGACATTGTGGGTCAGCTGCACCGGGATCACATTTACTCCCGGATAGGGATACATGAGATTCGGCTGCAAAATATGAATATTGCGTTTTTCTACCCCGGCGCTGATCAGGGATTTCGCAAGCCACGGACCGCAAGCAAATTTCAGCGAGGGACGGTTATTTGCCAGAGCCTTAATAGTGGTCTTTTTAAGGTGGTCTGTATGGATATGGGTCAGCAGTACCAGCTTAAGGTCTTTGTATACGCCCCGAAGGGCGGCAAAGGACACGCCGCAGTCGATCAATATTTCATGATTTAACACCACGGCGTTTCCCTTGCTCCCGGAGGCAATGATCTGATAGGGGATCATCGGTTATTCCTCGTCAAAGTCGTCCAAGGACATAGGCTCCCCGATTCCTTCAGCTTCCGGCTCAGTGGGGATGCTTTGGGGTGCCTCAATCGCGGGGCTTTCCCCCACTGGCGTGGCGACAAACTCGCCATCCTGCCGCTCCACCAAGGAGTTGTCCGCCTCAAAGGCCTGCTGCATTTCCACGCTCATTACGCCCCACTTAGAGATAAGCTGCCGGAGCATGGTTTTTTTCGCCATGTCGTCAAAATCCTTGTACCAGAAGGAGGAATACTTCCAAAGCTCCTTTTCGGGGATTTCCCCCCTTTGAAGTTTTTCATAGGACAAGGAGGAAAAGGCGGGGCTGTACTTGTCGGCGTGGGACATCATCTTTTTCCGGCTCCAATACAGGGCCTTGCGGAAACCGTTCTGATACTCGAACATGGCGTAATAGCCGATGGTAGGGGCGACGTCCCGCTCGTCAGTGTCCTCTATGTACCGGCACTGGATTTCTTCCGTAAAGGGGTCAAAGCTCACCAGCTCCCCGTCCTTTACTTCCAATACGTTGATTTTCTTATACTGCCCGGAGCGGATCGCCAGCTGGATATAGCCCTTGTACCCCAAAACAAACTGGGCCTTTTTGACCTCGGCTTTCTTGTCGTTGAAGGGCACCATGTAGAACTGCCCCAACTGGGGAGAGGGGGCCAAATTGAGGCTTTCCCCCAGTAAGGCGGCGGTGAGGATAGAGCCAGCTTCGCACTCCTGCAAGGCCGGAGTAGCCCCCACAGCAGAGGAAACCGCCGCGATAAACCGGCTGGCCCGCTTGGGGTCCTGCAAGGTGTTGTTGATCAGGTTCTTATAGGCGTCGCTGCGGATAGCAACGGAAAATTTTGGGCGTTGAGCCAGGCTGTTACTCATAGTCATATCCTCCATCGTTCAGAAAATTTTTCAGGGCCAGGGCCTGCGCCTTGGTGACGTTTTTTACAGTGAAGCGCACAGTATAACGCTTTTCGTCCACAGGCTCCGGGGTCGGTCCCTCTTCCGGGACAGCTACGGGGGCGGGGGCGGACCAGGCCTCAGCTGCCTGCTCTACCTGCCGGGCAACTTCCGCCTGCTGTTCCTCTTGGTGGGCAATTTCTTCCCGGCGTTGGCGTTCTTCCTCAATAGCCCGGTGACGTTCCGTCACGGCGGACATGGCAGCCGACACATGGAAGAGGTCTTTTTTGTACTCCACCAGAATCTCAGCGGCGTATTCCTGCTGGCCGATCATGCGCAAGTCTTCCGAAATCTGAGTGAGGGTGTTGTTGACCTTGTCCCTCAGGGATTTCATGCTCGCAGACAACGTAACCTCAATCCCGGACTTGTCAAAGGGCAGAAAATCAATTCCCAGGGTCTGAGCCAATTCATCGTAATACTCCCTGATTGCCTCCGCCTTTTGTGCCTTTAGGCCGCTTTCCACTTCGGTGATTTTGGCCTTGAGCTGGGTTTCCGCACCCTTAAACACATCTGATACGCAATCCTGATAGACTGCCTCAAACTGATTCCAGGGAGCCAGCACTTGAGCCTTGACCTCCTTGCGGCGAGTTTCAAAGTCCGCAAACTCTTTGTTCAATGCCGCACGTTCCTTTTTCAGGGCCTTTACGGTGTTTTCGTCACAGGGCATACTCAGCACAGATTCCACCCGGTGCTGGTTTTGTTCTTTCAGTTCCCGCAGTTGTTCTTCAATAATCGGGAGTTGGCGTACAACGATCATTTCATTGTTCATGGTAATCCTCCTTGCACAATTTCAGCACGATCTCAGATAATCCTCCCATTCTCCGGGCACAGAGGTAACAAAGTCACGCTCTAGCGCTTCCGCGTCTTTGATGTGCCACGGCCTCCATCTTTTGTAGGCGGCGGATAAAATATCTATCTTTTCCGGCTCCTTCAGCATAGGCCCGTCCATTAGAAATTTATCGTTATTGGGATCGTCCCCGGAAAACCAGTAGACAAGATATTCCTTCCATTTTGCCTCTAAAAATCCAGGGAGGTAATTTTGCACTACCGCCTCTTCCTGGCAAAAGTCATAGAGGCAGTCGTTACATACAAATTCTCCGTTTAACGAGGTCAACCCATACGGCAGATATTCTTCGTTGCATTTTGTGCAGCGCTGGGTCATTTCCGCGGTTATTGGTATGTAATACATTGACAAACCTCCTTTTCTCAGCTAAAATAGCATTGTGATGTTTTTCTTTGCCGTTCTCACCGTGCCACCGGGAGAGCGGCTTTTCTTATTCCACCTCGACCAGCTTCCCATCTTTCAGCATGTAGTAGACGTTTTCTTTGATCTTTTCTCCATCTACAATAGCGGAGTAAATATTTTTTATGGGATAATTTTTACCGTCCCAATCGCCACGCTCTACAATACAAATAGCGTTCCCGGCGGTACCTTTTGCTTTGCCGCTAATACCAGTAGCAATAGCAACACATCCTATGCCTGTAGCAGAGGCCGCTCCCCAGTTGCCTGTAGCAGAGGCTGCTCCCTGGTTGCCTGTAGCAGAGGCTGCTCCCCAGTTGCCTGTAGCAGAGGCTGCTCCCTGGTTGCCTGTAGCAGAGGCTGCTCCCCAGTTGCCTGTAGCAGAGGCTGCTCCCTGGTTGCCTGTAGCAGAGGCAGCTCCCTGGTAGCCTGTAGCAGAGGCTGCTCCCCAGTTGCCTGTAGCAGAGGCAGCTCCCAGGTCACCTGTGGCAGAGGCAGCTCCCAGGTCACCTGTGGCAGAGGCAGCTCCCAGGTCACCTGTAGCAGAGGCAGCTCCCCAGTTGCCTGTAGCAGAGGCTGCTCCCCAGTTGCCTGTAGCAGAGGCAGCTCCCAGGTCACCTGTAGCAGAGGCCGCTCCCTGGTTGCCTGTAGCAGAGGCTGCTCCCCGGTCACCTGTAGCAGAGGCAGCTCCCAGGTCACCTGTGGCAGAGGCCGCTCCCCAGTTGCCTGTGGCAGAGGCAGCTCCCAGGTTGCCTCTGGTGTGCTCCGATTTTTCCGGGTTGCACCGCGATCTTGTATACTCAATCGCTGCTTTTACCAGGCCCGGGATTCCGATTTCAGCACCAATTTTGATCTTGGTAGACGCCGTTTTAGCCCCATCAGTCTTTATTTCTCCGCTCTGTTCCACCGCAAAATACCGGCTAGAGTTAGGTGGGTAATGCTCTAATACTGCCAATGGGTATTCGCAAGCGTGGAACCCTCTGTTACACAACTCCACTTCGCTTTCCTCATATTCACTTCCAATTTCGTACTGATATCCACGGCACTTCATGTTTTTGTCCATGCCTTTATAGGCTATAACTTTTTCGTTTTCAGGCACTTAAATCATCTCCTCTTTTTTCTCCGGATACACCCTGCGCCCTCTTGCAACGGGGGCCACATATTGCTTTTTGATCCTCCGCACTCGCAAGGGTGGCAGCAGCTTGTCCGGGCTTGATATCCGCACCAGCCAGCGGTCTAGCGATTTGACTGTGACGATTAGCGTTATAACCGCTGTTGCGATCAGCAGGCACAGCAAGTAAAAGTTTTCGGGCATTTTCGGGGTCTCCTTTTAGATTTTTAAGCCGTCTAAGCCCTGGTTGATCGATCTGGCCGATGCGGCTGCATTGCGGGTTTTGATCTGCCGCTTTTGTGTGGGGCCGCTGTGATCTGCTATGTACTGATCCAACCCTGCTTGTGTTACTAGGGTGGATTTTCCAGCCTTTACCGGTTCCCCAAACTCCCCAGCACAGATCCACTGGCGTATTGTACCTTTGGTTTTCCCAAACATTTTTGCCAAGTCTTCCTGACTATACAGCTTGGTTCCCGGCGATTCCTCTGATGGCTTTGCCATACAATCCAGATAATCCAGTAGCGCGGCCGCCAGCGCCAGTGCCGCTTTTTTCCGGTTGTTTTCCGGCATACGGTTTCCTCCTCTCACGCTGCCGGGTCTTTCGAACCCCGGCTTTTTTCGTACTCCGCTGCCTCTCGGCTATCCATCAGGCCCAAAATATAGGTCTTTGCCTTCTCCTTTTTGAGGGGGGACAAGGATTTATACGCCTGGCAGACATTTTCCAAGGTTTCTATGGTTACAAGCCTCTTTTTCAA